GAATAAAAAAATTTGGAGGTATTGATATGGAAAAGTATTATTTTTATGCGCCGGATGAAAACACGGTCTACCTGGTAGGAGATAAGTGGGAAGAAGTTCAGCTTTACTTGACAACCACTCATGATAAGTGGTTTTTGCTGCGCGAATGGAGCTATACACCGAAAAAAGAGCGTGGGGATAAGATCGGAGATCAGACAGTTATCATTGACTTTGAAACTTACTATGCAAAGTGTACTCACAAAATCACGATTCCGCACGATGTGAAGGAAGTGGATTGCTGCTCGGATGAGTTTAAGGCTGAGATGGCGAGTTGGGAAAAGAAACATGAAGAGTGGGCTAGTTATTACGAGAGCATGAAGCATAGAGCCAGAAGCACAAACGACATGGAAAAATATACGTAATCATGAATAAAATTATCACGACATCACGGTGATATATTTTGATATTTGCATAAATAATGTATATGGGGTGAGATTATGGGTGCAGGAGTAGCACTGGATGACAATAAAAAAGAGTTGATCAAGGCGCTTCTCGCCCAGGGCAAGTCAAAGAACCAGGTGGCGAAGGAAGCGAAGGTTTCTTGGGCGACTGTTGATAAAGTTAGCAAAGAAGATCCAGACGGGCTTGAGAGTTTGCGAGAGCAGAAAAAGCAGCAATTGGTTGAAAAGATATGGGAAAATATCGCGGATGCAATCGAGCTTGGTAATCAGATGGTTAAAGAGGCTAGACAGGGGTTGCGTGAAATACCGTTGTCGCATGTATCAACCTATGTCGGCACGCTTTACGACAAGCAAGCCCTGATGCAAGGCGAATCAACACAGAATGTAGGCGGTGGGCTGGTGATACAACTTGACATCCCGGACAGCGAATAAGATCGTGTTCCCGTACATTCCGCAGCCACGGCAAAAATTGTTTCACTTCACCACGACCGACCCGAGATATTGGGCTGACGAGGTTTTATACGGCGGTGCAGCTGGTGGCGGCAAGTCCGCTGCAATCGTGGGTGATGCGTTTAAAAATGCGTGTAAGTATCCTGGTATAAATCTATTAATCCTAAGAAGGACTCTTCCTGAATTGGAAGGGTCTATTTTATTACGCATGCTTGAGTGGTATCCACGTGAGGTGTGCAAGTACAAGGAGCAAAAAAAAGTCTGGGAATTTGTCAACGGATCTCGGATATGGCTTGGATACTGCGAGCAAGAAAATGACGTGTACAGATACCAGGGCAAGGAATTCGAGATCATCTACATGGACGAAGCGACGCACTTTAGCTTCACTCAGTTCAAATATCTGAAAAGCCGTAATCGGACATCGAATCAACGTGCATTGCTAATGGGATTGCGACCTCAAATGAAGCTGACCACTAACCCAGGTGGAGTCGGCCATGTATGGGTGAAAAAGCGTTTTATCGACATTGGCGAGTGGGAGCGAGTGCATACGGTGCAGGAGGTCAATGACGATGACGAGCCTGTGTATAAAGACGGGATTCCGGTCACAACGCAGCGGATATTTATCCCGGCAAAGCTGAGTGACAATCAATATATTGACGATGATTACGAAGCAAAGTTGCTGACGATGGACGAAAAGTTACGCCGGCAGCTTCTGGATGGAGATTGGGATGCACTTGAAGGACAGTTTTTTGGTGAGTTCAGCCGCTCTATACACGTCATAGAGCCGTTTGATATACCGCATGACTGGCGACGATATCGGGCTATGGACGAGGGGTACAATGATCCTTTCGTGTGCTTGTGGATAGCAATGGATCGAGAAGGTAACGCCTACGTTTATCGGGAGTTTGTAAAGAGTAAACTATTGTCCCATCAGCAAGCCGAGACCGTCAACAAACTAACGGGTAACGAGCATATTGATTATTCAGTCGGCGATACCTCATTTTGGAACAAGGGTAAAGCGGATGGAAAGTCCCCGGCTGAAGTGTTTGTCGAGCATGGCATACCGATGATTCCAGCGACCAAGGAACGTGTAAACGGATGGAAACGGGTGCGAGAATGGTTGCACGTATTTGATGACACCGATCCCGTAACCGGGGAAAAGTACAAGAACAGCAGATTGAAGATATTTAGTACGTGCCGGAATCTTATCGAAGCATTGCCAGCCATGATCTATGACGAGCACAATCCGGAGGATATCGAGGATCACCCGTTAGATCACACGCCGGATGCGCTGCGTTACTGGGCAATGAGCAGACCTGCACCTACTAAGCCATTGCCGAAACCTCATCCAACCAGAGACCAACAAGCTTGGAATCGTCTCGCTGAACTCGAAAAACGAGCCAAAAAACGCAAGAAAGGAAGTGGATTTATCGCATGATATACGTGACAATAGCCGTTCTATGCGGTGTGATCATCTATCAGTTTATCGATCGCCAGGATATGGTCAGGAGATACGAGAAAACGATGCAGGAAATGCGTGATCAATGGCTGGACGAGCGCAAGGATCTGCTTGACCGCATCCAAGCGCCGACATTTGCAGAGTACAGCAGCAAGGTCATACGTGAGAAAAAAGCGGAACAGCAGGAGGAAGAAAAGGACAAATCGCCATATATCGCATAAGGAGGTGTAAATCATGCAAGTGTTTGAACTCGTATGTGGATACATTCGCCATTTTGTTGCAGCGAAGGACGCAGATGATGCATACAGACAAGGTACTGATCCAGAAAGGTTTCCAGACCTCCATTTTCGCCCGTTTGAGATCATTCCGGTGACGGTAGAGGGTTATACCATTACCGCTGTCAAAAACGGCTCAGAAGGGTCTCATAATGAGTCTGACGATGTATCGCCTAGGCGCGGCAGGAAGAAGGCGAGCGAATGAAGCTGCTGAATGGAAAATCAGGCAATAAAGCGAAGAAGTCTGACGAACTGATCAAACTTGTTGACGAAAGACGAGAATCAGCCACGAACTGGCGTATGATCCGGCAGATACAAGTAAACAGGGCATTTTACAGGGGAGATCAGTGGATCAAGTGGGACAATGTACGGCGCATGGTGTACATACCAGAACCCGGAGCCAACGAGAGACGGTACACATACAACAAGATCAAGCCGTTGATCCTCACTCTATTGGCAAAGTTAACAAAAAATCAAGTGCAACTCGAGGTATTGCCGGATACCAACGACGATGACCGGATTGAGGTGGCAAGAGCCGGTCAAAAGTTCTTGAAGTATCAATGGCAAGAAGATCGGATGGATCACAAGAGCAGAAGGCTCAAGCTTCACATGCTCGTGGATGGGATGCCGGCACTTAAGGTATTCGTGGACAAAAACAAAGGTGACACGGTTGTGATCGACGAGGATAAGGCTGCTGAATTGGGCGTAGATCCAGGAGTTACGCAAACAGGAAAAATCTGCACGCTCGTGGTCGACCAGATGCAGCTATTCATCGATCCGACTGCCGAGGATATTGAGGATATACGTTGGGTGGTGCATGAGTTTCCCGAAGACGTGGACGAGATCAAAGAAAAGTATGGCGTAGAGGTAGGTACAGAAGATATCCAGTTGCGCCCGAACTTTGAATTGTCACTACAGGCTGATGCCAAGAAACGCTATACCAATCATGCCATGGTACGTGAATACTGGGAGTGGCCATCATCCAAGTATCCAGAGGGACGAAAAATCACCATCGCTGGTGGAAAGGTACTGGATTACAACGAGAGTCCAGGAGAAAATCCGTTTATCTTTTTCCCGATGATCCCGAATCTTGGCACAGCCATTGCAGACGGTGTGGTTAAAGACCTTACCGTCCCCCAGCAAAGCTATAACGTCAAGAGGACGGCAGAAGCCAAGACGCTGGAGGAAATGGGTTCGGGGAAATGGATGGTGCCGATCAACTCAATCGAAGACGAGGGAGAGATCACAGACGAGATCGGAGGAATCGTACACTACTTGCCAATCCAGAATCACAAGCCGACAAGGGAAAACGGTATCGAACCAGGAGCTGGATGGCAAAACGCCATGGAACGTGACGAAGCTGATATGGAGGATATCAGCGGCGCTCACGAGATCAGTCAAGGAAGCGTGCCGAGTGGCGTTGATACGTATGGGGGGCTGCAATTACTCGTTGAACAGGACGAAACAAGGCTGGCTATTGCCGCTCATTCCTACGAGGAAGGCATCAAAAAATGGGGCGAGAAGGTGCTGCGACTCGTCAAAAAGCATTTTCCCGAGGAGCAAATGCTCAGAATTGTCGGGGAAAACGGCGAGATTGAGGCGCTTACCTTTTCTGGCGCTGATTTATCCGGTAATGAGGTGGTCGATGTAGTCCCGGGATCATCCTTGCCGGAAGTCAGGGCAGTTAAAGAGGCAAAAATATTCCAGATGTGGGGCGCTGGGATGTTTGTCGATCCTCGCACTGGACGACCAGACGTGCGAAAGGTGGCTCGTATGCTCGGTCAATCAGTAGCATCAGACTACTTTGATGATGTGGAACTGGACGAAAACAAGGCGAAGATGGAGCAGAGAGAGTGGGAACAGCTATTCAGCGATCCTGAAACGGCTAATTTGATCATCGAGTATCGACAGAATCTGCAACACTATCAGCAAGCTATAGAACAAATGCAGATTCCTGGCGTGATACCACCACCTCCACAACCGCCCGTCAAGCTGCCGGTAGTAAGGGATTTTTACGACCATGAAACGCATCTAGCAGTGCATAATCGGTTCCGAAAAGGATCTTTTTACGACAATCTGCCGCCCGAATTACAGGCGATTATCGATGAACATTGCGCTGAACATGAACAAGCAATCATGGCTCCTATTATCCAGCAGCAACAGCAGCAGATGATGGCGCAACAAGCGCAAGAACAAGCTAAGGCTGCGGAGACCGCTGCAAGTCGAGAGCATCAACTAGCTATGAAGCAAATGGACAACGAAGCAAAGATCATCCAAGAGGGGATAAGACAGCAATCTTTACTCATGAAGGGGAGAGCATAGATGTACTTCAAGAAAATCAAAGAGTTGGAGAATGCGGTTGTCTCGCTTGGAGGTGGAAGCTGATGACGTTCAATATGACCGAATTCCTCAAGACTAATCTGCTTCGTGGCTATCGGGATGGGTCTTTCACAGAGCCGCAGGTGAACATCTTCGCTGCGAATTACTTGGCAAAAGGCTGGTTTACTCAAGCCGATTTTGACGGAGTAACCTACGCGATTCAGACACATGAGGAGTCTGTAGAACAGTAATCTTATTCAACTAACGAAGTTCGATAGTTCAATACACAGGCCGTAGTTGAGAATCCTGCGGCCTATTCTATTACAACCGTTCGGGCGTTGAATGATCTTAGGCCGCCGCTAAGAAAGGAGAAGTACCATGAAGAAACCTTATGCATTGACACTTGATCTGCAACTTTTTGCAGAAGAAACGGGCGTTGAAAGTGTTCCTGCCGCCGAGGAACAAATACCTGCACCACCAGAAAACAACGAATCCGATCCTGAAACGGGCGTAGAAGAACAGGCTGCCGCCGAGCCAAAGGAGAAGGAAAACAACTTCGAGAAGGCGTTCGCCAAACGTCTCGCAGCAGAGCGTGAGAAGTGGGAAAAAGAACGTCAAGCGGAGTTGGAAAAGTACAAGGATCATGATATCGCAAGGAAAGCACTAGATTTTCTTATGAAGCAATACAACATCGGCGATCCCATGACCTTGAAAGAGCAGCTTGAACTCGCAGAGTTGCAGGAGAGAGCGGAGAAGGAAAACCTTCCTCCCGAAGTCCTAAAACGTCTGGACGAACTGGAGAGAAAAGCAGCAAAAGTTGATGAGATCGAGAAACTGCAACAGGAAGCACAACAGACTCAACAGTTCGAGCAGACATTGAAGGAATTCTGTGAGGGCAAGCAATTGGATGGCAAACCTCTGGATTACAAGGAGCTCTGGAAGTATATGTACGAGAACAAGACAGAAAATCCAGAGATTGCCTTCAAAGCCATGAAAGCAGATATCCTGGAAAAGCAGCTCGAACAAGCGGAAAAGGAGGGCATGAAGAAGCTTATTGAAGCAAAGACAAACATCCCTAAAGTAGATGGAGCAAGGGGAACAGGTGCAGTAGCGCCTACCCCACCAAAAACATTCGCAGAAGCCCGAGAAAGGGCGTTACAAAGAGACTATTTCAAATAATTGGAGGATGATAAACTATGGCATTTGACCTGTCCGCCGCAAATGCGGTACTCAAAGAAGATTATCTGCCGCCGGTGCGTGAGCAGCTGAACAATGACAATCCGGTCATTCAGAAGCTTGTCGCAAAGAAGCAGGAGGCAACAGGAAAGCGTTTCTACGTTCCTCTGCACTATGGACGAAACAATGGTGTTGGTTACCGTTCTGAAGGCGCTCAACTTCCGGCTGCTGGGCACCAAAAATACAAGGAATCAACAGGGAATACGAAGTACCTGTATGGTCAGATCGAAATCACTGGTCCTACCATCAAGGCCATGAGAAACGACAAGGGTGCTTTCATTCGTGCCGTCGATTCCGAAATGAGAGGACTGCTGCGTGACCTGAAAGACCAGCGTGCACGCGCTCTGTTTGGTGATGGTACTGGTAAGTTGGCAACATTTGATGCGAATACATCCACCACGACACTGACAGTGGACAGCGTGAAATACTTCCAAGTCGGCATGATCATCGACATCATCTCGTCCGGCGGCGTGGTATCCGTAGCAGGGCGTGAAATCACTGCGATCGATGTTGCAAACAAGACAATCACCATCTCTGGCGCAAACGTGACAACTGTCAATACGGATATTGCCGTTGTGACCGGCGACTACAACAACGAAGCCATGGGTCTCGGCGGTATCATGAGTACGACACTTTCTCTACAAGGTATCAACCCTGCCACAGACACATGGTGGAAACCAAACGTACTGAGCAATAACGGCACGCCTCGTTCTCTCAGCCAACAGCTTATGAGGCAGGCTGTTGATCTTTCAGAGCTGCAAGGAAGCCAGATCAACATGATCACATCTTCTTACGGCATTCGTGCAGCATATGAAGCATTGCTTCAAAACCAAGTGAGAATTGTTTCTCCAATGGAACTTGAAGGCGGTCACAAGACGCTGGAATATGATGGTCGCCCGATTGTGGTTGACCGCTATCATCACTCCGGCAAGATGTACTTCCTGGACATGGACGAACTCGACCTGTATCAACTGTCCGACTTCGAATGGATGGAAGATGACAAGGGCGCTGTTCTCTCCAAGGTTCCAGGATACGACAAGTACGAAGCCACCATGTTCTGCTATGAGACACTCATCACCTACAAGAGGAACGCACACACAGCGCTGGAAGACCTGACAGAACCGGTAGGATATTAATGCGAATGAGGGAGGGCTTTATGCTCTCCCTTTTTCATTATCACGGAGGGGTAGATAATGGCGAAATATGACATCTATCACATTGAAGAACGACTTCAACAATACGATCCTGATTATTTCCGCAGAATCGACTTTGACGAAAAGAGAGGGCTTCATAGGCTCATTTGCTATGATCCGGTGAACAGAGAAGAATACGTCGCATTTACTGTGCCAGCAGGTAAACTCGACCATAGAACGGTCGCTAAGTACATGGAAATTCACCCGAGAAACGGGTTTAACATATTCAAATACCTTGACCAAGAACTCAACAAGAGAGAACGAGAGCAAGAGAAACGAATCAGCGACATGGCGCATGACCTGGCTGACAACATTCTTTCTTCCTTCCGTATGAAGGTAAGCCGATCCATTGACTAAGGCGGTGATAGTGTGAATCTGCAAACGATCCTTGAACGGGTTGATCTATTGATAGACAATGACATATCAACGCAGCAAAAGGTGACCACGATCAACGAGATATCCAAGCAATTGTTCCGGCGTTTTCCCGTTCCGGATAAATTCGTTAAGTTCACCACGACAAGCATCCCATACTACACATTACCTGATGACGTTTCTGAAGAACGGATCAGAAGCGTGATCGTGAACGGGATTGAATATAGGCGAGTTACTCCGGAAGATGATCGACCGAATTATCCGTTTTGTACGGTTGTTGCAGACCATCTTTTTCTATATCCCAACACGCCTGATCAGACATGCGTGATTTTCTACCAGCCAAGACATGTTGAATTGAGCGCATCGAATCTGTCTGCCGTCCCAACATTCCCGGAGGATTATCACGAGATTCTTGTGTATGGACTGGCAATATGGATCGCAGAGATTCAGCGAGACGTTGATATGGTCAATAACTTCCAACGGAAGTATGACGAGATATTGAAGGACGCAGAACGGCATCTTCGGAAGATGGGGAATAAACGAGTAATCAGAACACAATGGTGGTGATATTATGTATGGCATGTCAGCAATGGAAAT